CCTCACCCGCGACCTCGTCGCCAGTCTGCCCGACCGCGAACTTCTTCCAGTTGTCAGAAGTGACCATTTCCGGCGGATGATCGTTTGTCACCGGTCGGTGTGCGGCGCTCCTCATCGTGTCGTCCGCGAAAACTTCCGAACCAGGCCTATAGACGCGAACCATGCTCATATCGGGCTTGCCGACCTCGGGGCCGAGATAGGTCTGGATCCCAGTGCGGGCGATACGAGCGTCTGCGACAAGGTAGCCGTCATCACGCCGGCGCGCTCCCGCGACGGTTACAGCATCGGTGAAATTCATGTTATGCGGTACCTATTGTAGGGGAGATTCGAGGATGAGTAGTAGTTTCGTTAAGCGAGTTGGAATTGGCGCGTTCTTATTGTGGGTGGTTTGGGCCCTACACCCCTTGCTGGCCAAGCGCTTAATGATCCAATGGGATGCCACTACTGTCGGTCAGTGGGGCGACGCATTTGGAGGCTTGAGCTCACTATTTTCCGTACTAGCTTTCGTCGCGGTACTTTTCACTTTGAAACAGCAGCGGGAAGACTTGACTAGACAGCAGCAGCAGATTCTTAACGCCGAGCAAAATCAACATCGTCAACGGTTTGAGGACAATTTCTTCCAGTTATTGTCAGTCATTCGAGAAAATCGAAAAGATGTTCGTTTTCGGAACTCGGCAACCTTTGTGAGTGCAGGTAACAGAGGGTCGAAGGAGATGAAGGAAGGTCACCCGGCCTTCCGCGCCGCGTACGAAGAAATGCGTTATTGGGTAGGAAACGAAACCGACACTAAAGGTCCGTTGGATCGTGAGAGGCTGGCCGAACTTTACGCAGACAAGGTTCATACGAGGTATGAGAGTACTTTGGGAGCCTATTTCCGCCTCGTTTACGAAACGCTCGACAGAGTGGATCGAGACCCATACTTGAGCGACAAGGAAAAGAACGAATTCGGCAATCTGGTTCGCGGACAGATGACGAGCTTTGAGGCTGCAATCGCCGGATGCAATGCCCTCAATGATTTCGCAAAAGATTTCAACCGTCTGGTAAATCGGTTCCGGCTACTTAAGTACGCGAAAACTGGCATAGTGTATGATGAACTAATCAAGCATTATCCCCCAGAGACCTTTCAGGGAAGAGACACGAACAAGGCGCCGGTCCCGGACGTCATCGACGATTCGAGTGATGATATCGACGCTCCCGATTGACCCGAACGGGTGCTCGGTCGCTCAGTTAGTTGTTTACATAGCTTCCGCCATCGTTGGCCGCCTCCTGAAATATCTCCGGCCCGAACTCGATCGTACCGCGATACGGTTCGACCTTGTCGATATCGACGTCGCCGGGCTGATACGTGAACGTGATGTGCGGCGAGTACTGCGGATAGATCGGCTGGGCACCGATGCGCTTCAGCTCCTCGTGGCGCCATGACAGCGCGGCGGAGGCGAACTCGATCGCGATGGCGCCTTGACCGAACTGCGAAACCACACGCGGGCCGCCGGGCGGTATCAGAAGCGTGCCGTCATCGTTCCAAGCATCCTGGCCCGCTTCCATCCAGTCGACGGCCGTGGGCGAGTACATGACCGTAACGTGCAGATCGTCGGCCGACAGCGTGGTCTTGAAGCCCTGTCCCTTGGCCCAGGCAATAATGTCGGCGGCGTTCGTCACCTTCCGGCTGACATAAAGCGACTTGGGCTCCGCGTCTTGCGCTTGCTGCCGCTGCTGCTGGCCGTTCTGCTGCTGATTTTGCTGTGCAGCGGCTGCGGCGGCGATCTCTTCCTCTGTCGGTTGGTTTTCGGCAAGCGTACCGAATTTCTCTATCGCGGCTTCCAGGCCAGGCAGCGAGCCGTCCTCAACAAAAGCGTTGACCAGCGCATCGGCCAGCGCCTCGCGCGGAATGATCTCCTGCCCGCTGGCTGAACCAATAAGCTGCCGGGCCGCATCGGCCTTCGTCTTGAAGATGTCGGCCTTGTCCTTCTCGCTCATTTGCTCGAGCGGAGCCCACGCATAATAGATGGCGGGATCGCGCGCGCCGGTGGCAGATCGGATAATGCATTCATCCAGGCGAGCCATGGCCGGCGACATTTCCAGCTCCTGCATGGATTGGATGCGATCATGATAGTTTTTCATATCGCTTTCGCCCGTGGCATTCATGCCCGCCGGAGATTGACCGAGCAGACGGGTTACCGGGATATCCGCAGCCCCAGAGACGATTTGCATGAAGGCCATCAGGATATCTGTCAGACCGCCAAGCTCAGCACTCTTGCTGTCGTATTCTTCCTCGGCATCGAGGATCAGCGTGCCATTGATACCCTTGATGGTGTTCGCGAGCGTGTACCGACGGAGAACGGCGTCCTCATAGACTTTGTTGCCGATGTTCTGCGAGAAATTCGGAACCTTGATGATATCGATCTTGGCTTCGAAGATCAGCGAGGCGATGTTCCCAGCAGTCGCATCAGCGTTTTTGATCGCGTCGAGCGTCGACGTCAGAATGCTCTCCCCCCAGCCGTGGTTCAAAGCCTGCCCGATATCGTCGTCTGGTGACATAGCTCCATTGAACAGCACCAGGCGAGACGGGTGGATCTTCAACTGACGGGCATCAGCTCCACTCAGGATGAAATAGGCCGGTCGGCTGAACCATTCCGAAGCGGGATCGCGATCGATTTCAGCCGCGCTCAATTGGCGGCGGGTGAGCACGGTCAGATATCGAATGCCACCGGCGCCCATCCGTTCCGCATCGAGAGGCTGCGAAGGGTCGCTTTCGCCTGTACCTATGTAGACGGCTGCTCCGCCAAAGAGCCGCCCTTTCTTCGATGCCTCGAGAATCTTTCCCTTGACGTTCAGGCGCTTTTCTTCGGCTTCAATCTTCTGGATCTGGTCACTGGTTGCCTGCCAGTTTCGCCACTTGCGGCAGCTATCCAGTGCCGGGATATCAACGATCTTCCGCGGCAGCCACGAACCCCGATAGGCCGCAATGATCTGCTCGTCCGTTATCAGCGACTGGGCGTAAAAGGTTGTTGCCGCTTTGTCCCGATCGGTTCCCATGCGGGAAGCAAGGCTCATCAGCCCGTCACGAACGAGCGAGATCACGTTTCCCATGGGTTTCCTCAGAAATTGTCCATTGTGAAGGACGAACCCAAAGCGAGCTCGTTCAATGCATCTGCAAAGGCATCGACCTGATCGTCGAACTGCGCCGAAGGGAAAGCGCACACCTCATCCAGGAAAGCAGTGTTCCACTCTCCACGGACGAGCTTGACGTTCCCCGCTTCCGCCTGCGCCGATGCTGGCCGCGCCCGCGTAGCTTTATCGCCCGTCACAGTCGACACCTTGACGGAATAGCCGGCGAGCAGCTTGACCTTCGCCTCCGCATCCGACTTGCCAGCGGCGCCAGGATCTTGCGGCATGCGGATAGCAACCAATTGGCCATCTTGCGTTGCCGTGTTCTTCAGGTTCTGCTCGACCACGCTTGGCGACCAGCGACCGCGCCTGATGTCCTCGACATAGAAGATGCCCTTCACATAGGCCATGCGCAGCCCGACGGTCCAGTCTGGTTGCTTGCCGGGCGTTTCCTTCGATGCCGCGAAGTCCCAGGCCCTACAGCGCTTGGCGCCGGCCGGTACCGCTTCCACAATCTCGAAGTCGCCACGCTGGAACATACCGCCGGAGCGAGGCGCGGGGCGTTGCTGAAACTGGCCAGCAACGGCATAGCTGCCCATGGTCTTTTTCAGATCATCAACCTGGGCTCTACCGAACCGCTCCGGAAAGAGAAGTTCTCCTTCTTCTGTGCGCGGGTCGGTGAACCCTATTGATGTCGTGCAACGACGCGCCGGCTCGAATTCCATCGGCAGGCAGAGGTGGACGTAATCAAGGCCCTTCGCCAGGATGATTCCAGATGTGTCGCGATCATGCAGCCGCTGCATGATGACAATCTTCGCGGACTTCTCATTGTTCAGGCGCGTTGGAAGGGCTTCGGTAAACGTGAGCTCGGCTGCCAACAGTGCGGCTTCCGAATTGGCATCGTCCACCGAAAGCGGGTCATCAAGTATGACCCGATCGCCGCGCGACCCGGTCATTGACGTGAAGGCCATCGCCTCGCGAAAGCCGGTTCCGTCATTCTCGAATTTGGTCTTGGCGTTTTGGTCACTGGTTAGGACCAGAGGCCAACGCTCTTGATACCAACGGGACTGAATGAGCCGACGGCATTTCATGTTATCGCGGACAGCCAGGTCCTGCTTGTGCGAAGTCCCGAGAAAGCGAAGATCAGGCCGCTTGGCTGGACCCCATTCCCACGCCGGGAAGAGCACACCGGTCAGCAGCGACTTCATGCAGCCAGGCGGCACATTCATCAGCAAGCTCAGAATATGGCCGTCGTGAACCGCCTGAAGGTGATCGCATATCGCATCCAGCGACCAACCCCAGCGCAATTCGGTTGCCGGCTCCAGGACATGCCAGGCCCGCTTTACGAACTCCGCAAATGAACGCTGGCAAAGACGCCGCTCAATCTCCAGTTCGATTTCGTTCAGCGGCGGCAGCGAGAGTTCGATACGCTTCAAGCTCTTCGTCCGTCATTGTGGCAAGGTCGAAGGATGCTGGCTTCGGGCTCATGCTACCATCGCTCGAGGTGTGGTCATGCTTGTCGACGACATGCCCAAGGAGCTTCGCCAGATCGACCAGGGCACCCTTCTTGTCGTGAAGCTTGAACTTGATGCGCCGGACATCACGGGCATCATCGCCTCGTCCGTCCTTGAAGTCCTCGACTGTCACTTCGGACAGTGCCGCGCCTTGATCTCGCGTCAGGTTGGAGAAGTCCAGATAAGGATCGCCATCGGGACCGGCTCGCATATAGTCAAGCATGTTGGAGAAGCCGATCTTGGCCAGCTCCTCGACAATACGCTCTTTCGTGACCGCGAGCTTCTCGATGGCCTTTTCGGTGACCGCTGCCTTGATCTCCTCGACACGGTGTAAAATGCTTTCATTTGCTTTCAAGCGAGAAGCATTCCCACGGTTCGGCTTAAAGCCTGCCTGCTCGTAGGCTTCATCCGCTGTCTTGCCGCTCGCGAGACCTTGTGCGAACTTCTCATGCCGGGCATTTTTCAGGACTGGCATGGGTTAACCTTGGGAGGGTGGCATGGAAGAAGAACTTGCAGAAAAATATCGTCAGAGGGTAGCGAAGACCCTTGCTACCTTCGAAGAGTATCTTTCTGAGGCGAATGCAGATATCGCCGCAATAAAGAGGGCCGGCGGTCCTACCACTATCGGCGGGGCCATGACTCTTGAAATGCAGCGAGACGGATATCAGGAAATCGTTGCCAAATACCGACATATCCAAGGATTGATTGGCAAACCGAGGGATTACGGCTGACCCACTTAGCGCCGAATAATGACGGTCAGGCAGCCCCGGAGCGGCGGCAGGGCATCTTCTGCCACGAGTGAAGCCATTGTCGCCGGGGACAAGTCGAAATGCCCGCTCCCTACAGAATTAGGAAACTCGCTGCTGATCAAGCCCCGCGATTGGTGAAAACAACCATTCGCGGTTTACCGCTCCCTATATGGATAAACATCCAGAAAGGAGGTGTTGCCAATGGTTCACAGCTTATCTGACTACCTACCGATGCTCGTCCAAGTCCTGCAGATCGCGGCTTACTTATCAACAATCTACCGAAATTTAAAAGCCGCCCAGCGCTAACCGGAAGGACTTGAGGCCTTCCGGCAAAGTTGATCCCGTCGTCAAGGAAGCCGCTAAGTAAGGGCCGCCGTAGGGCTAGGACGGACGATAAATTTTCTTCTCAGTCTGCTGGACTATCGCTGACCTCATACCGATAAAGTGACGAAGGGTTTCGCAACGACCCCTTCTCTCGACAGAAGGAAACCAATGAACCTCACCATCAGTTTTAGCAAGTTCACAATCAGGATTACTGTCTCTGCTGCTTTCATGGCATTAGTAGTCCAGGCAATGCACCTGCTCACATAAATGCAAAAAGGGGATGGTATTTCGCCATCCCCTCACCAATCGGTGAGCAATATGCATTTCTGCATTTCCTCGAATTTGGTTGCGGAGGCAGGATTCGAACCTGCGGCCTCCTTATGAGGCTGGCGAGCTACCGGGCTCGCTCTACTCCGACATGAATTTTGAACGAGTTTTCCCTGATGCGCCAGTTAACGATGCTGGCAGGGAGGCGCCGGGACGTATCCCCGCCGCGCCAAATCAGTTGCAGAAAACCTATATGATTTCCTTCAGATATTCAAGCGGCTGTCCCCAGCTTTTCCAATGGAACCGTGAGCGTTCCGGCGATGTCGAGCTTTGCGACCAACATCTTGAGGCGCGGGTCTTCTTTGGCACGCTTGCGAAGGTTTTGGCGCGCCATCTTTGAGCGGCGGTCAAACTCAACTTCAGCATCTGCTTCGGCGGCGCGAACCTTGATGATATCGAGGAAATCTATAGTCAACGGCTCACCATTTGCGTTCCTAACGACGCCAGCGACCCCGGGAACCTGCTCGAGAACGCCGAAGTCATCAGGATTGTGGACGAATACATATCCGACCATCAGCGCGAAGCGGCGCACCTTCCACAGATCGGTGTGCTTCCGATCACGGACCAACCGCTTTTCCGATGGCATCCAGTATTGAAAACGAGCGAGCGACAGTGCCCTTTCGATAGCTGAAAGGTTTGGGTTCAGGCTCGGCACGATACGATAGCCCTTT